TTTATGAAGTTAACCCTCTGATTTGAGTTTATCATAAACTCATCTATTTTTTCCGCCCCGATATATATCGGGAAGACGAGAGTTTGTCCTGCGCCCATCGCGTTAGAAACCGCGGTCGCGATATCGTTCATCAAATTATCGTGTCCATAGATCATCTCACGGCCTGCTTCGCCTCCGCCGAGAAGTCTGCCGTCTGCCGCTCCAAAAATGGACGCCTCATCCAGCAACATCGGCTGGCTCATCGCCTTTGCGTACCAATCGACCGAGATCGTCGGGAAGGATCCTTGTCCGCCGAGGCCGTATGGTGCGACGCCACCCTGTATGTTGAAATGTGGCAGGCTTATGTCCGGCAGGCTCCATTCAAAATCGAAGAGCCCTTTTACAAAGTCGATAGCACCCGAGACCGTCTCTTTTACGTTCTCGAATATATCAATAAATGTTTGTTTGATATCTCCGAGAACCGTCGTAACGGTTCCGAGCGCGTTGTCGAGTCCCGCCTGGATTTCGTCGCCTATTGATCCAAAAATCCCGATTACCTCTTCGAGCGATGTTCCTCCGAGGCCCATTACCAATTGCATAATTAGTGCGCCTGCGTCTCCTATGAGGTCCCCGAGCGTTGTTAATATTTGCGGGAATGCTCCCACAAGCGCCATTACCAAATTACCAATAACGACCGGTATCGCTGCCGCCAGCTGGGGCGCTGCAGCAACCAGGCCGTCTGCGACCGCGAGTATGATCTGGAGGCTCATATCGATCATCGTGTTTAGGTTCTCCGGATCTGTGAGCAAGGTCACCAATTCGATAATTACTTGCGTTGTTGCTTCTATCATCGCCGGGGCATTCTCGACTAAAAACTGGCCCAGCATCATTATTATGTCGAGCGCTGCGGTTGTTAGTTCCGGCAGGGCTTCAATCAGTCCGCTTCCGATCCTGGTAATTATCGAAAGGCCCGCCGATATCAGCTGGGGCAGATTCGCGATTATTCCTTCCGCAAGCTGTCCGATGACCTGGCTTCCGATGTCTATTATCTGGGGCAGATTCTCGATCAGCGCGTCTCCCAAAACTCCCAGTATATCTCCCGCGAGCGTGATAAACGTGGGCAGGGTTTCGTTCATCTGGGCCGCGAAATCTTCGACGCCTTGACGGACCATCTCGAGTCCGCCTTCGTCTCCTGAAAAGATCGCGGCGAGGCCGTCCATTACGGTAGAAAATGAAGGGAGGAATTCTCCGAGGAGGTTGTTTCTTACTCCGGCGAGCGCTGTCTGCATGTTCTGCAGGCTGTCCTGAAAACCGGCACCGGCGGAGACCGCCTCATCGCTCATTACGCCTCCGAGTTCGTGTACCTGCTCGCGCATTCCTTCGACCTCTTCTGCGCTCATGTTCAATAGCGGGCCGAGTTCCGTCGCGCCTCTTCCGAGTAGTTGCCCGGCGAGGTATGTTCTTTGAGTCGTGTCCTCTACGTTCTGCAGAGCCTCGATCGTGGCTCCGAATAATTCCTCCTGGCTCATGCCTGCCAGCTGTTCTTGCGTAAAGCCTAATGCTTCAAACGCGGCGTTTCCTGTTTCTGCCGCCGACGCCAGGGTTTTCATTCCTGTCTGCATGCTCTCGATCGAGGTTCCTGCATGCTGCATTATAAAATCCCATTCCTGGTAGGATTCCGCGCTCATGCCGAGCTTCTGGCTCATCTTGTCTATGTTGTCGGCGTATTCGGCGACGTTTGAGACGCCGCTTACAAATGCGGCGGATCCTGCAACCACGGCCGCGGTCGTTGCGGCCACCGCTGTCGCTCCGATCCGTCCTGCTGTTGCGAGTCCTCCCGCTATGCTGGAACCGAAAGAACCGGCGCTCTGTTCTGCTTTAGACAGCGCGCTGTCAAAGTTCGACGTGTCCAGTCCTAATGTTGCGAATAGTTCGAATACATTCATTTTTTATTCCTCCGCAATTTGTCAAACCGGGAGATTATCTGTTCCGCGCTCTCCTGCGGTTCCTCTTCCTTGCGATTTATTATGTCGTAAAACCTTGGTATGTTTTCTCCGCGCAGTAAGATCTTATTACACAAAGCCAGCGCGTCAGACATATAAACTTGATATGCCTCGGCGCGCTGGTTCTCGTTGATCTTTGCTAAAAAATACCGGATAAAAGGCTTTAGTTCTCTTTTGCCTCTGTATTCTCCGGCGCAGAGCCAGTAGAGGCTGACGGCTGTGGTTCTGTCTGACTCTGCGAGTGAAAAAGGTTCTGGATTTCCGGATCGTTTATAAAATCTAATACCTGCAGGGGCAGAGTCATTAGTGTCAGCCCCTGTTTATATTCCTCGACCGATTTGTTCTCGAGTCTGGCCAGCACTTCGATCAATTCCTTCTTGTGGTTCTTGATCATCGGCTTTACATACTTAACCGCGGGCGTCCCCTTCTGCTTTGTCAGCTTCTGGAATTCCTCATCCGCAAATATCGCGGTTAATGGTTCGATTATGTCCGCCAGTACATCCAGCGCCTCTTCGCCTTTGTAGTCAGATAACTTCATAAATTCAGCCCTCTCCGTTTGCTTCTACTGTTACATCACAGGAAGCGATTGCAGCCTGTCCGTCCTTTGTGGCCTTCGCTGTTATAACGCAAACGCCGGCATCAACGGCCGTTATTGTTCCGTTTGAAACGGTGGCCACGTTGGTGTCTGTCGACTCCCATGCAACTGTTGCGCCTTCTGTATATGTTGCGGAGATCTCTTCTGTCTCTCCTGCGGCGATTGTTACAGCCTGACGGTTCAGTCTAATATAAACGCCTTCTGTGTCTGGATCCCCTTCACCAAGGTAGAATTCCACGGGGATTACGTCCTGCGCGTCCATCGAACCGTGGCCTGTCAGTGTGACGCTGATGTTGCCCTTGCCCTTGTCGCTGGTCTTTATGCTGAAACCGTCGGTTGAGAGCGCGTTCGAGATCTTCACGGCAATATAGCCGCCGTCACTCTTGTCGCCAACCCACCACAAAGTTCTGAAATCGGAGAGCTTCAGATCCGTTCTGGGCTTGATCGCTCCGCTTGTTTCGTCTTTATCCGCTGCGCCTAACTGGAAGAGGAGCAGTTCCTCGTTTATATTGAGCGCCGTGGTAGCAATGGAGACGTCTGTCCCCGTGATCCTCTTAAGCTCCATCGTGTTCTTCGGACAGTTGTCGATGTCCTCTCCGAAATCCTCATACGTCGGTTTTACATTGACAGTGATTCCTCCGGTTGTTGCCGTGATCATGTCTTCGTCATCAAATGTGCCCGTCTCGGTGTCGAAATCCTTAAGCAAAATTCCGGCGTTGATCTGGAGCTCGTCAAATGTATTTTTAGGGATTTTTGTAAACTTCATTTGTCTTTTGCCTCCGTTTAGTATTCAGTAAAAAATTCGACCGCCAGGTTCATTACAACACGGCGGATGGAAGAGTCGGCGTCTTCTTTCATGTGTTGCGCAAACGGTGCGCCTTTAGTGATAAACATGCGCCCGTTGTCGAGCTTGATCGTGTTCATCTTCTGTATAGTTTCCGAGATCTGGTTCGTCAAAAGATCCGCGCGCTCCCATGAATTGCTCCTGTCCCAGATTGACGCTGTCGGAAAAACCGGGCCGTCCAGGTCTCCTGTAATTACCTGATAGGTAATATAAGGGTATTTGCTGGGCGCGATTCCTTCTTCGATTAGCGCTTTGATCGTGTCATCGTCTGGGACCGCGTTCTCTTCAAATGCAAACACTCCGAAACCGGACCAGAAATTGTTGTAGGCCTGCTGCTTATTCATTCGGGATCTCCCATTCCTTCGCCTCGACCTGTCGCAGGTCCAGGCTGGATGTGGCCGGTGTCAGGTTGTCGTCTCCGTCCGTAGTGATCAAAAAGATCTTTCCGTCTCTGTCTCTTTTTACCACGTCCGGAAACCTCAAAAGAACCGAGCGCCTGGTTGTCAATGTGAACCGGTTCTCGACGCCTTCCTGCTGCGCGATCCTTGCCGCTGTCGAGTCATCGAATGAATACGCCACCGCGATCTCGGCGCCTTCGGTGTATTTCGTTTTAACTCCGCCGTAACCGTCTGGGCGCGTGATCTTATCCATGATGAATGTCTTTTCCATTGCGTTGTCGACCAGGCTCATAGATTTGGAAGCCTCCGATATCTGTTTAGTCTGTTAGCAAATACCGACTGCCAGCTGTTCGGGGATCCTGCGCCTGCTGTCGCGGTGCCCTTTGAATAAGAGTAGTTTCCGAAACTCTCCGACGCAAAAGGGGAGAGCGCTTGCGAGTCAACGCCTCCGTATTTTGCGAGCCAGGCTTCTACATCGACGGCCAGGTCGGTGACGGTCTTCGGGACCGCCATCGGCCATATTGCGCCATCGAATGTTTCGTCTGTCAGGTCTTCTGCCGGGTATTTGTGTACGCCGTCGTTGAATATAGAGCCGACGATCCGGAAATACTGACCGGTCTGGAGGAAGTCGGCCGCGATGCTTCCGCCTTCGATCGTGAAGCGTCCGGTCTTTATACTTCCGCCCGGGAAGTAATTATTCAAATAATCACAGATCTCGGTCAGTGTCTTTTCCATCGATTATCCCTCGCCGCCTTCGCCGCCTTCTGCAGAAGCGGCTGTGATCGTTCCTACGATTACACCGGCATCGATCTCTGCAAAGATCGTAACTCCTGCAATGGCGACTGTCTCGCTCTGCATTCTTGTGTAATTAGCCTCTTCGTGAATACCGATCAGCGCGAGCTCGCTGTCTGTCGTGAAATCGAAAGCCTCACCGATTCCGTTCGCGCCCTTGACGTCGATGTAGTAGAGGACGAGGTTCTGCGCTGCTGTCGCGTAGAATGTGCCCTTTGTG